TTCTTCCGCGAGGGGTTCCTCGTGGTGCGAGATCGACATGTACGTTTCCCACAGGTTGAGCGGGATTTTCGCGGCCAGCATTTCATTGATGCCGACGTGTCCCGCGTAGTCACCGGTCTTGAGGTTGGCAAATTCGAACCCCGGGATTTCAGCGGCCTTGATCAGCTCGTATCCGAGCCGCAACCGGCCTGCGATGGAGTCTTTCGGGTTCGTAGTCGTCAACCAGCAAACGTGATAGCCCTTGATGGGCGGCAAATCTGGCAGATGGGATTGATACAAGCCCTTGCGATAGGCCTCGCGACGTTCGGAGTCGGACAGCTCACGGTTCTCAGCCATACGTCGCTCCTGCGAGCGTCGATCGGCGCGAGACTCCGCCGCGGTCCGTTTCAATCGCGAATCAACGAGTGGGGCTTGGGGGTTGGTCACACCGCCTCCGGTCTGTCCTTTCGAAAATCAGGATTTGGACGCGGCGACTTCCGCGTCCCACTGTGCGTAGCGCTTGAGCATTCGATTGCGGGCGACCGGGTCATCCCAGACGCCGTATTCCTTCATCGCCTGCTTGCGTTCGGCCGACACATAGACTTCGCCCTTTTTGAGCGGGCGCTCACGGCCACCGGACGAGAACTTGGGGCCTGCGTTACGCGGCCGTTCGTCTTCTTCGTCCACGTCGTCCTCATCGGCGCGCGCCTGCGCACCGTTTTTGAATCTCTGCGGTAGATGGCGCTTGGCGCGCGCCGTGAGTTCGTCCCAGTAGTCTTCCGACGTCGGGTCGAAGCCTTCGGCCGTGAGCGCTTCATCGAGCGCGCGGACAATGAGGCTGTCCGGATCACGGCCATCGAATTGGTACCAGTCGTGGTCGTCCGCCCACTTCCTGGCGAGGCGAACGATGCGAGGGTCAGGCTTGTCGGGCGTGCTTGCTTCGAGGCGCGGCGCTTCACGCACCGGCTCTTCACGTCCTCTTTTCTGCGTGGCCAGCGATCCCAGCTGGTCGCGAAGCTGGTCGCGGATCTTCAGCGCTTCGGTGAACTCCTCAGCCCCCGCACCGTTCGGTTTTCGCAACGCTTCAACGAGCACACGCTCAGCGTTCGTCACCTGAGCCTGCAGGCTCGTGATTCGCTGATCGATCGCCGCGTTTTCCGTCTGCGACGTTCGGGTTTCAACGGCCATGAGGCGCTTTTCAAGCTCCTCATTGCGCTTCATGTAGAAGTTCAGCTCGGCGCGTTCACGCTCGCGCGACTTCTTCGCACGCTCGCGTCGCTCCCTCGCGCTTTCTTTCGCGCGCGGTTCGGATGGCCGCTCGTCGGGCTCATCCTCCTGCGCGAGGCGCGCGTCCTCTTTCTCTTCCTTCGGCTCCTCGGGTTCATCAGCCCCAGGACCGACGGGAGTCAGTTTCTCTTCTTCGTCTTTCTTCGCGGCTTCGCCCACGGCAATGCCTCTGTGTTATGCGGAAGGGGGGAAGGGATTAGATGTAGGCGACCACGGACAGCGGGTCGCACGTGACCTTGCCGATCAGGTCAAGGTCATCGAACACAACGAACGTTACGTATTCGTCGGAGTCGTTCGGGATCGGGACGCCCCAACGGTCACCGCCGTACTGCGGGACACGCACGAACTCACCGGGTGCACACCACGCGCCCTCAACCCATTGCACGCCCTGATCGCGGTTTTTGAATGCGAGCGGGCCGAGCGCGCGGACCTTCGCAATCTGCGTCAGGTCCTGCTCAACGCCACGCGCGGCGGGCGCAACGATGATCCCGCTCGCCGTGCGCGTTTTTGCGCGACGGATCTGCACGAGCACACGCGACCCATAGGGCATGAGGCCCGGATCGACATCAGGGAATGCATCGTCGATGGATGAATACGAGAACGAAGGTCGCGCGATCGCGACGGATGCGTTTGCAGGCACAGCTCATATCCGCGAAGCGTCCAAACGCCTGCGATGCACGCGCGCACCCTCAGCGAAGGCATGCGCCATCAATGCGTGCAGAACAGGGGCTAGGGGTCAGCGCTCTTCGTGGCGTTCCGCTGGATCGCCTTCGTTGAGGCAGTGCTCGAGGATCGACCGGGCCATCTGAAAGGCCTGGAACATTCCGCAGACATGGCCGTAACCGAACTCTGATTTATCGGTCGGACGCGCAAGCGCGGTCCGAGCCAGTTCGAGCTCGTGTTTAATCAGCTCATCTATCGCACGTTCAATAGCAGAAGTTACGTGTGAACGTTTCAACACGTCAATGTTCGCAACACCCGGCGTTACTGCCGGGTGTTGCGTGTTGCCTCACCGGCCTTTCTTCATCATCGGATTCGGGTACGGGTTCTTCGCCGTTCCCGCTTCGCTCGGCTTGATGAAATTCGGCCGCGGCTCCGGAGAAGGCGGCTTCTGCACGCCACCGCCGGTCGCCATGAGGTAATGCTGACGAACAGGTTCCATCGTTTTAATCTCCTCTTCAAGGCACGGTAACGGTCGTTGTGACCGTGACTGTGATGGTGGTAGGCGCGTTCGGCTTCTGCCCGAGACACGCCGGGTTGGACTGGTCTGATTCGAGCCCCGCGACGATCGCGGAGACCGTGAAGCATTGCCCCGCGGTCGCGCTCGACCAGTCATACGACGTCGCGGTCGTTACTTGGGAGCTGGCGCCACTCGTCACGCGGTAGCTGATCGCCCCCGTGATGTTGCTCCCGTCCGTGTTCTTCGTCGGTGGCGTCCAGGCGATATGAGCGGTGTACGCGGTAGCCGCGTATGCGCATGTCGCCATCACCAGAAACGAAACCACGGCCAACACGAGCACGACATAGCGCCAAGTATCTTCGTGATGCAGTTTCATAGGGCACCTCATGGGTTCGGATTGATCCCTGTCCCCGTCTCGACGGCGGCTTTGTGGTCAGTGAGGGTTTCGGCTTCCGCGATGGTCAGCGCCGTAACGTTGTCGGCCGTGTTCATGCGCTCACGTGCCGCAAGCTCCTGAGCGTTGCGCTGACTTTCATGCTCCTGCTGGCTCGCCTCGCGCATGGTCAGCTGCTGCTGAACCAGCGCGGCGCGCTTGTCGTCCTGCTGCGCCTTCAACGCATCCCGCGCGATATCCGACTGCTGCTTCTTCGCGTCGCGCTGCGCATCGGCGGCGACGGTCAGCTGCACCTCCTGTGCGCGGGCGGCGAGCTTTTCTCGCTGGCTCTGTGCCGCGATCTGCGCGGTGGCGACCTTCGCCTGGCTCTGCGGGTCCGGCGGGACCTGCGGCCCCATCTGCTCCAGGACTTGCTGGGCGCGCTGGATGACAGCTGGAAGGGAGGCGAAAACCTTCTGCGCTCCCTTCGTGACATCGGATGAGGCGGCGGCGAGCGTCTTGTCGAGTTCCACGCGCGTCTGGGGGTCGCGGAATTTCATGATGGCCCCCAAGTCCTGACCGGCATCCGCAGACACGCCCTGATAGATCGCGTTCACGTACCACATGGCGACGTGCTCCTTCAGGTGCCCGAGGGCTGCCGGGAGGAACGTGGGCGCAATGACGGGGAGCTGCCCGAGCACGGGCGACGTCATGTAGTCGAGCAGCACTTGAATGTGCGCAAGGTGATCCTGATCGGGAAACGCCGCGACCGGACGCCCGAACGTCATCGCGAGGTTTTCATTGACTGCGTTCATCGGCTCAGGAGTCGGAGCCGGCACGAGCAGGTCTTCTGCATCTGGGATGCGCGTCTGCTCAAGAATCATCAGCTCGACCTTCCGCTGGTCGTACAGGGGATTCATCTGCGCGCGCTGCGCGACTACCTGCATCTGAGCAAAGCGCTGGACGTCGGAAAAGATTTCCGGGTCCGAGACGGGGATGACATCGAGCGGGCCCTCAAAGTCGGACCGCTTCACCATTAGCTCACCAGTCTCGTCCTGTACTTCCTCATCGGTGAGGTACATGCGGTTGATGCGGTGGAGGATGCCGAGCGTGCGCGCCATGGCATCGTGCAGGCGGGCATGGATCGCGCTGAATACCGTCATGCCCTGCTCGATGAGCGCGAGCGTTGTGCCGACAGGCATGTCGGAACTCGACTGCTCGCCAAGCTTTTCGAACGTCGTTTGAATTACGCCTTTACCGGCGTCGACACAGAATCCGAGAAGCGTGAAAAGCGTTGCGGATGGCGGATTGAAAGGAACCGCCATCATGAGTTTGCGGATATCGTCGGTTGCGATGGCGCCTTCGACTTCCGTCACCTGCGTGACGTTTAGCTCGAGGCTCTGGCCCGAAAAATTCGTGCCGCGCAATTTCAACAACGTCGGCAGATTGTTGATGTGCGCGCTGTCCAGGAGCGCACGAAGGGCGCCGGTCGCCGCTGCGGAAAGTGAGCCGATCATCTGCGAAAGCCCGATCGGATAGGCGCCACGCCACGGAACGAATGGCCACTCGCTCATCCAGAACATCGGCTGCCCGGTCTCGTCGTCCTGCTCCCAGTTGCGAACGACTGCCGCGGCTTTCTTGCCGTTTTCATCGATGCTGATGCGATAGGGCATGAGCCCGAACTTGTCTTCGAGTTCCGCGAAGACCATCACTTCGAAGATCGTGCGCAGGCCGTCTGTGTTGTAAACCTCCTCCTGTTTTCCCTCGATCTTCTGATTTGCCTTTTCCGCCTTCGTCACCTCCGGAGGCGTACCGGGCGGCATCGCGTCAATGTCGCGATAAATACCTTCCTTCACTCGCGCTTCGTATTCGTACTCCGTGATGTATTCGACGTAGGTGAGGCGCTCGGCGGTGTAGAAGCTGCTCGCCGAGTACGGTAGATAGACGTCGTCACAGGGGACGAACGTGGGCACCGGCCGGCGCTTGCGTGCGTCGTACACGATGCGCAGGTACGCAACGCCTGCAAGCGGAGTCTGCGTGAGCAGCTGTTCGAGCTCGTTGCGAAACTCCGGCATCTGCACTTTGCATTGCCAGTTGAAATACGTGGTTTTGCGTTGAGCCTTTTCGACGCGTGCCTTCGTCGCTTTGCCCGGGATGTAATCGCGTGCGGGGCCTTCAGCCGGGAAGAGCTCGCGAATCGCGCGTGAGGAGAAATCCACGCAACTTTCCGTGAGCATCGGATGCACGACACGGGATGCGCCCTGGAAGGCCGCACCGCCCGGAGCATCATCGCCAAGGCCCGTGCGTCGCAGGCCTTCCTCGTATTGCTTGTCGCGCTTCTTCCGTGATTCCTTGTCGTAGTCGATCTTCTTCAGCAGCTCGACACACAGGGCATCGAGTTCGCCCTGGTCGATGTCGTCGGCGATGTTGCGATAGAACTCGCTTTCATCGGCAACCTGCATGCCCTGACCGAGGCGCACGATCGCGCCTCCGTCCTCTGTGTCCTGAACGTCAGGCGCACTTTCCCCTGCCAGCTCCTCAACGGAGCCGGCATCTGCTTCTTCAGCCATGGCGGTTTATCTCTTAGACGGCGTAGGGATTGATGACGGGGCCCGGCTTGCGCCGAACGGTGTCTTCCTCGCTCTTAGTGCTCGGCGCCGTGAGCGCCGGAATCCATTGATCCTTCAGCACGCGAAGAGCGGCGGTGGTGGAGTCGAGAAGGTCATCGTGTGCGATCGTCTTTTCACCCGAGTACGAGCACACCTGCGTGATGAGCGGGTCGGCCCAAAGCTTCGGCCGTCCGGGATAGCGGTCGCTTTCGACAGCCCATACGCGGCCGAAAGCGAAAAGCGGGCTGATGAGGTGAAGACGCGCGAGCTTGTCCGCCTTGCCGGGGTTGTACGCGTGCGTGAGCAGGCCTTCGCGCGCGAGCGCTTGGCGTAGGGAGATACCCGAGCCCTTGTCCTCGATCAGAATCATGTCAATGCCGCGCCCGCCGCGGTTTGTCGGCCGGCGCGAGGCGTGCACGTAGGGATGCGCGATCTCTTCGGCTTCCCCGTAGCGCGCTTGGCTTTCGTGCTTCACGCGGGCGAGAAGATCCGGGAAGCCGAGCCGGTCCTGCCACGCATCGAGCAGCATGACGTGCCGTGTGGTGGAACCCTTCACGCGACTTCCGAGCCGAACGATTTCCGGGCCGTGCTCCTCGAATACGCCCCACACGCTGCAGGCGGTGTGCGCTTCACGATGCCGCCTTCTTCCGGATCGATGAGGCGCCCGAGCGCTTCCTGCTCCCAGATGCGCGTGCCGCGATACTGCTCGATCTCGTGCAGCATCGAGTCCGGCAGGTTCGCCGCGTTCTCGTGGATCGCCCCCGATACGATGACTGTGCCGGGTTGAGGCGCCATGCGTTCGCGCATGAACGCGGTCGGGCGCGGCGTCGTTGTCCACATGACGCGGGGATGCGCGCCCAGGCGCAGCCCGAAAATCATGTTGCTCCAGGCTTCTTCCGGGTACTGCCACGCGGCGAGTTCCTCCGCCCACACCCGGTGGTGCTGCGGACCGCGCAAGCGGTCGGGAGAGTCGCCCGCGAATCCGCGCAAGACCGCACCATTCCAAAGCGTCAGCGCCGGAACGGACCGCGAATAGTCTTCCGGCTTGTAGAGAATCGGCGGGATGACGGAGAGGAGCCCGGTCGGGCCCTCGAAGCAGGTATAGCGGGCATCCTGGTACGTCGGCGCGATGATCGCGTTGAAGCTGTTCGGATGCTGAGCGGCCTCGAGCCCGATCCAATTCGCTCCGGCGAGTGTCTTGCCGAAACCGCGTCCCGAGCAGATGCCGAACACCTTCCAGTTCGGGTCGATGTCATCGGGCGGGAGCTGTTTCTTACGGGCCTGCCGTTCCCACCGCATCTTCCAGTAGGTCACGGCAAGTTCATGCTCCGTCAGCTCGTCGAACTGACTGCGGAGCGCCCGTTCATCGATCAACTACGACTTTAGTCCTGTAGAGAGTTTCCAGCCGATGCCTATCGTTGGCCGGCTG